CGTGTTTGCTAATATAAAAGTACAATCAATTAAACGAAAGGACTACCAAAAATGTACCAAGCAACCTACTTTATCAAAACCGACCACGACGCGATAGCTTTCAACAACCCTGATGATGTCGCCGGGCTTCTAATCATGATGGCCTCTACGGCCGACTTCATGCTCGAGCATAACCAAGTGATCACCATCGAGCTTAGAAAGACAACCATCGATGGGCGTACCGTTCTGGCTGCCGAGGAGCTTGACGATATACTTCGCAACAAGCTCTATGGCTACAGCGTTCATTTCACCGCAGTCGACTTCAGCACTGCAACCACCACGCTGAGCGATGCCCGATGTGCCGACTTATAGTCGGCCATCGGCCTCCCTTGATGATTAAATTAAACGAAAGGAATCACCATGAAACTACCAAAAATAACCAAGCGTAGCGTCCTGATCGCTTCTGCCATAGTCGCCGTGACATTTTCTGGGGGCGTGGCCGTTTTTGCGTTCAGTCAATCTCCTGAGCAGCCTCACGCTGTCACGGAAGTAAAAACAGGCGCTAAAAAAGCGAAAAAGGAGGAAAAGTCGGCTACGTCCGGCCAGACACCCTCAGAGATGCAAACAACCGGACAGACTGACCAGTCTGCTGCTATTCCTGCTGGCGATCGTCCAGGTGTGCATAGCAGTCGAAATACTGAAGCGCGACGATCTGTAGCTCAGCCGCAGCCGGCTTCTCCCGCTCCTGCCCCTGCCCCAGTACCGTCGCCAGCTCCCGCTCCGCAGCAGGGCGCGCACATTCCGTTCACTAATAAGCCGGTAACGCCTGGCGATCCAGAATCGTACGCCGGGACTGTTGGCCAGTGTCCGTTTTATGAGATGGCTGGCGAGAAAGGCTGCGTTCCGCCTGCTGGCTATACTTGCAATTCTGACTGGACTCATTGTACAATTGAAAAATCAAACTAAACGGAGAACTGCCAATGCAAGACAAACCGAAACCAATGCAACCACGTAATCGCGCCGAGCGTCGCCGGCTGGCAAAAGCCTACAAAGGCTTCAAGCCAAAATCTCGCATGGTTTGGCGTACCATAAACAAGCACATGAAAGAAGCACAGCTTCGCCGCGAAGCCGAACAACAGGAGAACACTAAAGATGGCGCTTGAAACTTTAGACCAAGCGCTTGCCCGGCGAGAGCAGCCGAAGCAGGAGAATATTATTGAAATCCCGGCCGATGACGAGCCTGCGGAGGTCAACGTCCAGCCAAAATCTCGCGAGGAGTTTCTCAACGCTATTTATCTGGCTCATTCAAACATTTTGCGAGCTAAGCTCAAACTTCGCACCGCGAAAGAAAACCGCGAGGATCTGGTTGACGATCTCGAGGAAAAACAAGACCTTGACGACTTGAAATCTCAGGTTCGCTCGGCTCGCGACAAACTGGCGATTGCCATTTCGGAAAGTCCAGCGGTTCGCTCCGCCGACGAAGAGCTAGAGGCCGCAGTCGCTGACCTCGGCCTGGCTCAAAAAGTGATGTCTGATCTGCTGGTGGTTTTTTCTGCCAAGTTTAACAGCCGCACGGTTGATGTCGATGAGCGTCGCCTTATCGTCTTGACCGCTAAGCTCGGCAAAGTAGAGGTTGAGCAATTGTCTCTATTCTGATATCATTGTTGTCGAGCGTCAAGTTCGCCCTAGGTGATGCCCACCCTTACCTAGAGCGAACCAGGCGCTTGACAGTTGCCTCGGGTAAAAGCTTTAGAATTGGTAGTTCGATCGTTTAGCTCGAAGCGTGGTCAGCGCCTGGCCTTAAAGACAGTATCCGGAAAGTCCCCGTCTGCGAGCGGGGATTTTTCGTGGTAAAAAATATTAAAATATGGGGTTGACTTTTCGCCCGTGTTCGGCTACACTGGGAGTAGGTAAAATAAACGAAAGGACTACCAAGTATGACAACACCTGAAATATCAACCGCTAAGCCTGCCGTCGATCCGGAGAAAGATGCCAAGCAGGTCGTCGCTAAGAATACGAAGACGCTCTATGCCGACATCGTGCCGCTAGCTGCTGGCCTTTTCGACAAAAATACGCGGATCTCAAAAGAGAAGATGCTCGCGACGCTTCATCGCTCTATTCTCGGCCTCACCAAAAACGGCCAGGCTCGGCCGCTCGAGGACTTGAAGCTGTTTTTGGCGGTGGCCAACCAATACGGCTTGAATCCATTCAAGAAAGAGATTTATGCTGTTTATATGTGGGATTCGTCTCGCGGCCGTGATGAGCTAACGCCGATCGTTTCAATCCACGGCTTGCGTAAGATGGCGCGGGCTGGTGGTGTGTACACCCACACTGGCGCGGCCATCATCACATACGACCAAGAGAATAAATTGCCAGAATCCGTCACCGTGCCTGTGTTCGGTCGCTTCCCCGGTGAGACTGCGCCTCACGAGATAACGCGATATCAGGCGTTTTATGAAGAGTTCGTTAAAACCAATAAAGAGGGCAAGCCAACCGGTAACTGGAAAACTATGCCGCGCGTCATGCTCACGAAGTGTGCCGAGGCGAACGCTCTTCGCGCCGGCTTCGATATCGCTGGTATTTATGTCGAGGAGGAGCTAACTTCAAATAACGTAATCGAGGGAGAAACAGTCGATGGCGAATAGAGTTGATCACCTTAGTTATTCTGCCATCATTTCGTTCTTGCGAAATCAGGTAGAGTTTCACAAGCGTTATGTCGCTGGTATTTGGGACAACGCCAAATCGCCGGCTGCGATCGTCGGCACGGCGTTTCATAAAGCACTCGAGGAATATTACAAGGGAGCTGATATCCAAGCGTCGGTTTCGGCTGGGCTGGAGGAGATAAACTTCACCAGTGACTACGAAATCGACTATGGTAAAACTGGCAGCCGCGAAAAAATGATCAAGGATTACACCACCTTGATCAATAAATACTTCGAGGAAGCTCCGTCTTATCATAAAATCATCGATATCGAGGTCAAGCTTCGTGAGTCGGTCGCTGGTGTTCCGATGGTCGCCAAAATCGATATGGTTGATGAAGATGAAAACGGCAGCGCTTGGCTTGACGACCATAAAACGGTCGGGGCTTATTCTCCCGAAGAAGAGGAGAATTACAAATATCTCTTACAGGGCTACATCTACCTGGTTGTGGCCGAGAAGCACTACGGCCGTGAGTTCGCTGGTGTCCGCTTCGGCGAAATCAAACGATCCATCAATCGCGATGGCTCGCCGCAGCGGCGCGAGGTCGTCTATGATCGTGAATCGATTCTGGCGTTCGCTCCGGTCGCGCAGAAGATAATCACTAACGTGTTTGCTTATGTCAATGACGACCACTCGAAGTTCTTCCCCAACCCGAGCGATACGCTCAGCGGTGTGGAATCGATGGAGCTGGTTTCAAATATGGAGGTCGGCTTTGATGCTGCTCGCGTCAAGAAGCAGGTCAAGGTGGCCGACAAGTTCGCGCCTCGTCATGTCACCGTTGACATCGACGGCTCGGACGGCACGCCAGAGGAGCTTATCCTGCGTAAGTTTACCGAGTTTGGTATCGGTGGTATCTCTGGCGACACTCACGTCGGCGCTTCGGCGATCCAGTATACATTCAAGCCCAACCGCGGTATCGCCATGAGCGCCATTGCCAAGCGAGCCGACGACATTGCCATCGCGCTTCAATCGAAGTATGTGCGTATCGAAGCGCCGATTCGCGGCACTGATTTGGTCGGTATTGAAGTGCCAAATGAAGACCGCCGCGTCGTTCCGTTCGAGGATAGCAAGCACCTCAAGCCTGGCACGATGGAGATTCCACTTGGCGAGGACGTGTTCGGCGAAATTCACTATGGTGACATCACCAAAATGCCGCACTTGCTGATCGCTGGTCAAACTGGCGCTGGTAAATCTGTCATGCTCAACGTGATGCTTCACGCTCTGACAAAACAGCTAACTCCTGACGAGCTTCAGCTGGTTTTGATTGACCCGAAGCAGGTGGAGTTGTCGCTGTACGATGGCGATCCTCATTTGTGGAACGATATCGTCACTACACCGGCTGACGCTGCGGAGGTTCTCCACGGCCTGGCCGAGCAGATGGAGGATCGTTACGGCCGGCTTCGGCAGGCTGGCGTTCGCACCATCGATGATTATAAAGGCGGAAATATGCCGCGCATTCTGGTGGTCATTGACGAGTTCGCCGATCTTCTCATGACAGACACTGGCGCGGATATCAAAAATATCGACTATAAAGAGTTCGCGGCGTTTATGAACGAGGCTTTAGCTATGAGCCCAACTGGCCGCATCACTCAAAAAATGCTGCAGGTGTCGCTCAAAGGTTCTATGAAGTCGTCTGCTCCGAGCTGCGAAACGTCGATTATCCGCCTGGCGCAGAAAGCTCGCGCCGTCGGTATCCACCTGGTGCTGGCTACTCAGCGGCCGAGTGCCGATGTTGTCACCGGCCTCATCAAGGCAAATATTCCAACCAAGATAGCGTTTAGCGTTACCACCGGTATGAACTCGAAAATTATTCTTGATCAAACTGGGGCCGAATCGCTAACTGGCTATGGTGATATGTTGTATCAAGATCCGCGCTCGAAGAGCCTGCAACGGCTTCAGGGCTTGTATATTTAATCGAGAAAAGGAGGGAAATATGGACATTCTCGAAATTCTAAACTTCATAATCAAGATGGTGCTGGTTGGCGGTGCTGTCATAATCGGGATATTTATTCTGGCGGTTGTCGTCGGTTCGGTTCGCGAACTGATAAAAATCTTTAACGGCAATCTTGACGATAAGAAAGGCAAAAAATAAGGTGGTTTGTCATGGCAGAAAACAAGCGGCTGCGCTCCGGGCGGCCAAGCTCAAAAAACAAGACCCGGACTACTTTCGGAAGCTCGCTCAAAAGGTGCGTCGTCGGGGTCGCGATGCTGGCGGCCCGACCGGCTTTGCAACTAGCCGCGAGCTGGCAGTTGCGGCAGGCAAAAAAAGCGGCGAAACGCGCCGCCGACAAGCTGAAAGCCGCCGCGCTGGAGATGATACCGGTGGATTACATAATGCCGCCGATCAATCCGATGGATACACTGGCTCGACTGGGGCCGGAGCAGCTGGAGGCGAAGCTAAATGAGCATGCAGCGGCAATCAACCACATTATCGCCAATAGAGGCTGGGGCCACTATCCAGCCTCAAGATATAAAGCTCAATTACGTAATCGACGATGACGGCAGGCTGGTTTCGTTCGGCTTCACCGTTCTCGGGCAGCCTGCGGTCAAGAAAAACAACCAAAAGGTCACCTTTCGCGGCGGCCGATCGCACAAATACAACACGGCCGCTTACAACAGGTGGCTAAAGTCGGCCAATAGTCAAGTGGAACTGGCAATGGATATGTTTCAAATCCTTGCCTGTCGGGAGTGGAATACGATTGATTTTCCGTTTAATCTTCGCGCTCGGTTTTTCGTCCGAACTTTTGGCACTGTCGATCTGTCGGCCCTTTACGAGGGTATACAGGACGTGATGAAAGACAAGAAGATGATTCTCGACGACAACGCTTGGCTTCTCGTCTCGCATGACGGTTCTGGTGTCGCAAAAGATGCCTACAATCCGCGGATCGAGCTTCTTCTCACCCGGACTGACCACGCTGAGTGGCGCGGCGAGCCAAATCCGCGTTATAATGGAGGTGCGGGTTAGGTAGCCCCCGCAAAACTCCTACGCAGCACACCGTTTCGGCGGTGTGCTTTTGGGATTATTCGGAATTTCCGAATAATCTCGGAGTTTTCCACAGGTTTACATCTGATATGGGGTAATTATCGAATAATCTCTCCAGAAACTCTTGACTTTATCGCTCGTGTTTGCTAATATAAGAGTACAATCAATTAAACGAAAGGACTACCAATGATTGGATTCAAAAATATAACAACTTTTGAGGCATATATCAAGAATATTGCTCTGCGCAACGTAGAGAGCGGATTCAAGCGTTTTGCAAAGCAGCACTACGACGAATGTGAGCTCGCTTATGACGACTTCACGAATAGCTTCAAGCTAGTTTATAAGGGATACACGATTCCTCGTCATTTTAGCAGAAAGACTGAGTTCCATCGCGTCGAGGAGATGACTTTCCGTCGCGTAATGACTGAAGAATAAATCGCTTGCCTCGCCGGCGGCATCGTAGCCGGCAAATTGTAAAAATAACATCAAAAAAGGAACAATCAAATGAAAAACTTCACAAAACAACTTCAAAAGAATGACAAATTTATCGCAACAGCTCGCGGCGCTCGTACTATCTGGCGCGTCGGCACGATTGTCGTGCCTGCTGCTGCCTGCGGCTACCTGATGGTTCGCTACAATGATATAATTGTTACTGCGCTAGCGGTTCTGCTTGGCCTTTACAGCGTCAGCCAGCTGATCAAGTCGGCTTGGCTTGCGGAGGGCGACGTCGCCAAAAAGTAACTAGCGTGCTTTATGAAAAAATTCGCATTATTGATTTTAGTCGCGGTGCTGTCGGTTACGATTCACTCTTTCCGACAGCCAACGCCGCCGGGAACTTCAGCCTCGGCTTCTCATTCCGCTTACAAAACGCTTGCGGACAAAAAGCCGAGCGTTGTCCCGTCTGACAAAAAACCAGCCGCCAAAACTGAGCAGAAAAAGGCAGAGCCGGCCGCTCCCGCACCTACGCCTGCGCCGGAAACCTGCCGATCGGCCATCGCCAAGGTCTGGCCGGCTCACCTGCAAGCCGGAGCTATCACCGTTATGACGCATGAAAATCGTACCGAGCTTCCGGCGGCTATCGGCGCAGTCAATTTCGACGGCTCGCGTGACTTCGGGTGTTTTCAAATAAATGACAAGTGGCATCGCGGCTATTTCTCGGGCGGCGACTGGCGCGACCCAATCTGGGCGGCCACCTACGCGCTGCAAATTTACCGCGAGCGCCAGGCTCGCAACGGTAACGGGTGGTCTGCCTGGTATGCCGTCCGCGGTGTTCTCTGGTAAATAAAAACCGAGCCAGGAGTGTGTGCGAAACTGGCTCGGTCAATTTAGGAGATAGATGTTTATTTTTGCGGAGTCTTCGAGGAGGCGTTTCGACTAGCGCCCCCTCTGTTTTAATTCTAGCACAAGAAAACCGCAGCGGAGGGTTGCGGGATTCTTGCTACCTACCTACGGTAAGATTGGCTCATCTGAAGATCAATACGAGACCAATTCTATTTTACAGCATCGCCGAATTTTTGCAAGCCGGTTATCGCACCGCTGGCGCTTAAACCTGCGACTAGGCCGTATGTCCAGTCGTGATTCGTTAGCAGCGAAAGTCCGACGCCAATTGCTGCCGATCCTGCGATGATAATCACCACTTCGAAGTCTTTCTTAAATAGTCGACGCACCAATTCAGTAAATCCGATGACTGCTACTGGTATTAAAACTGTAATGATGAAGTTAGTTATCATGTCAAATTCTCCTTAAAATTTACATTTACTTTACATGTTGCTTGCAGATGTCAAGTAAAACGCTTTTTAGTTTACATTCTTGGGAGGCTCTTCGCCTCGTGGCTCGGTTAACAACTTACCCGTTTTTGGATCGTGCCACCGGCTCAAGCCTGGGACGCTGTGTGCGTCAACTAGGCATTGTAGGCAATCGTTGTATGTCGAGCCTGCCGGCATCTCTGGCGTAGATTTGCCGATGTGCAGCGTTACGCAGCCGCAAGCTTTGCATTCGCGAAAGTACAAGCTCGACTTTGTGATCGTGATTTTCGACAAATCTGGTGTCATTATGGCAGCCTCAGAACGTCGCCTGGGTGGATTAGATCCGGGTTCGGCAGGTTGTTGATTCGAGCCAGCGTCTGCCAGTCCGTTCCGTGAGCGGCCGCTATCATGCTGAGGTTGTCGCCCCACTGGACTGTCACGGTTCGCTCGGCCGGCGCGCTTCCGCCCGGCACTCGCAATACTTGGCCTGGATAAATCAGGTTTGGATTTTGAATGCCGTTGATGGCCGCCAGGTAGTGATAGTCAGTGCCGTACTTCGCAGCGATGCCGCTCAGCGTGTCGCCTGATTGAACTGTGTATGTCGGCTGCGGCTCTGGTGCTGGTTGTGGGTTAGCAATTTGCCCGCTGTGTCCAGCTGGTGCTGGCGCTCCGCCTGCGTACTTATCCCACGCTTCAGCGTCGCCATAGAACTCGTTACAGTCGAGGTTTCCACCCCAGCCGTCAAGTCGGCCGCTTGATGTCCACTGCCACATTGCATAGCCGTCCCAATATTTGACGCTTGGCGGCGTTCCGGCCTGGCTCATATCATAGTTGAAGTCGACCGCCATGTCGCGGTACTTCGCCACCCAGAGGCCATAGTCAGCGCCAGCGACGCTACTCCAATCGTGGCTGTTTACCACACTCTCTGACATGTAGATGAGCGGTTTCACGCCTGTTCGCTCTTGCACTCGGTCAAGCCAGCGGCGCGCCCACGCCACATCACCGACATTGCTGCCGTCTTCCCAGTCGAGAATAAGCATGGCGTGCTTAATGTATCCTTGGATATTGTCGACGAAAAAGTCAGCCTCAGCGATCGCGTCATTGCTGCCGTT